AACCTTGCTTTATCTTACCATCCCTGTAGTCAAGTAAGTATTTTATTTGTTCTCCTTTTCTAAGCATATCCTAACCTTTTTGCTTTTTGTGTTAATTTATCTTCTTCGTGTTTTGGTTCTTTCTTTAGCCAATTCTTTGCAGTCAAATATAATGATTTGTATTTCTTGTTGTTTTTAAAGTTCTCTATGCTATCTAAACACGAATCTATTTGCTCTTTAGTGTAGTCTACCTGTAACTTGTTAAATTGATCAACAGACATAGACAAATGTGCGAAGCTTCTATATATATCTTTTACATTAACTATTACATTATCGGTTATTTCTGTTATAGGTTTATAACAGGTGTTATCGTTGTTATCTTTTGCCCATCTTTTAGACATTCCTTTCTTACCTGCTTCGCTTTTCTTTTTGCGTATCTGTTCGTATTTGCGTAGGTCACGTTTTAAGTTTTGTTTAATTGGTTCAAAACAAACTTCTGTAAGTAAGTCTTCAGTTTCCGGATTTAAGTCATTAACGTATTCTAAAACGTGCTTAAACAACTTTCCTGCTTGTTCGTCACTTAGCTTCTGAACGGTGTGTATTAAGTCGCAATACAGTAAAAAGCTTTTCTTGTTGTCTGCCATAAGGTTGTAAAAAAAAAGTGTAACGCTTTCGGTGGGTAGGAACACTTACTAACGTCACACTTAAAAAATTTGATTGTCCTACCAACATTGCAAATATAGTTAAATTTGTAAGTGCTTGTGCTTTTCGTTTAATAAATTTAGATTTTCAAGTAATTGACTTGAATATCGTTCTATTATTCTGATCATATAGTCATTACTGTCTACCAGGTCTATTAATTTTTGCTTTGCTTCTGCATATACCTTTTGCCTTTTTTTAAAGAATTTAATATAATCCTTTGTATCATTATAAAGAATTTTATCGTTTATTTCTTTAAGTTGCTTATACTCATAAATTGCGTGTATTACTGTAGCGTGATGATTACTAAACATTGCAGCTATTCTCACATAACTATAGCCATAGTCTTTTAACATATTATACAAATACATTCGTTTATGTATCTTTTCTCTTTTTCGGTTTTTCTGTCTAAGGTTATCTTTAGAAATTAAAAACTCTATATCTTTAATTAATTCTTCCATAAATACAAGTTATTAGTGCGCAGTAAATTATTTCTATTAGTCGCATATTTCTACTTTAATAATTAAGCCTTTCCACAAGTTAAAAGCGTTTATTGCATCGTGTTTGTTGTATGCCTTTAAATATTTAATTGCATAGCTTACAGGTGCGCTTGTGTCGCTTCCTGCGTATTGTTTGTAAGTTATTCTGTAAGTGTTTAACATTTCTTCACGTTTTAGTAAGTAATCAAAATAAAGACTGTCGTTGAAATTGTCCCAAAATTGTAGTTTAAAAGGATCATTCATAATTAATTGTGTTCGTTTAACATTCGTTCAAGTTCTGAGCATATATCTTGCTTAGAATAGTATAGAGTGCCGGTGCATTCTAAAGTGTCCATTCTAACAAACGTTGTCGTCTCTTCGTGTTCTTCGTATTGTATTTCGTCAGTAAAGCCGTTAAAGCTTACTGCTTCTTCTTGCCAATACGTTTCTGTTTCTATGCAAACACGAAAACTTGTGTCGTGTATTCTAAACTCTACTATGTCGTCTTCGTTCTTAAATATTTCTATTTCTCCTTTCATCTTATGCAAATATTAAAATAGTGTAGTAATACATTGTAGCTAAAGAGCATAAAAATATTATGCCGTAGATCGTGTCTTTTAGTTCTTCCTTTTTCATTATTTAAGTGTGTTAAGTTGTTTAGTAAATCTTTCGTTAAGTCTGCCTATGCACATACCGTAAATAATTATGTTGTGCGTGTTTTTCTTGCGTATGTTAGGATATTCTAAGCCAATACCAAAGCCGTTTGACCATTCTGCTTCGTCTATTCTTTTTTCAAAGTGTTCTATTGCTTCCTGTATTTCTATAAGCAATTCAAGTGTTTCTGTTCTTTTCATAAGTGTTATAATTATTAAATGTGTATACAAATATAACTATTCTTACGAATTATGAACAATAAAAGTTACGTTTTTAACAAAAAAGTTTTAGAAAAGGTGTGTAAGTCTTGCTACTTGTCCGTTTTCACGGTGATGAATAAAGCCTTCTACTGCAGCTAAAGACAAATAACCTTTCTTGTGATGCCAAGAATCTGCACCACTTGGTGAACGTAAAGATTCTACGGTTACACCTATATAGTCTTTGCTTGTTTTGTGGTGAACGTGGTGCGTATAAACGTACCTGTGTTTAGTTTCTGACCATTCTAATGGAAATTCTGTTGCCATAAGCAAAGGTAAGTCTTGATGCTTTGCACCGTCACCGTGTGTAGTGCCTATAAGATTGCTTCCGAAAGAATACGCTTTACGATGTGCTATTGAACAGTCGAAGCTTATGTTTTTGCAGTTTCTGAAATACGTTTTTATGACGTCTGCAAGAAAGAAGCCTGTTTGGTAGTCGTGATTGCTTGGGTTAAAAGTGAAATGTACGTCTGCTACTGCGATTAACTGAAGTAATATGTCTACATAAAGTTGTTTAGCTATTAGAAAGTTTGAATACCATTGTCCGTCTGTATCTTGTGGCGTTCCACCTGTCGTAGTACGGTGTGGTGTGTCTATATGTAGAATATCATTACCACCGATAAATAAAATTTTATCTATAGGAAACCCTTGCGCTTTGTTTAAAATGCCTTGTACGCCTTCTTTTACACGTTTAACGGCTATTTGATTGTTATAGTCTTCGCTTGTTTCGAATGAATCTGCAAGTTTGCCTATGTGAATGTCTGCAGGATCAATAACAAGTAGATAGTCTTTCGTTTTTTCTTTGCGTACTAACTTCGGAAATTTAGGTGCAAATTGTTTTAAATCTTCTACAAGCTTTTTGCTTAGTTCTTCAAGTTTGTTTTCTGCATCGTCTTTATGTAGTGGGTTCTTAAAGAATAGACTTGCTTGTTTAGTTTTTAGCCATCCGTGTTTAACGCTTTCAACGTCTACACCTGCTTCTTCAGAAGCTGCTTTTAAGCCTCTGTATCTAAACAGTATTTCTTGCTCATCCGGTGTAAGTCTAAAACGTTTGTTTTCGCTCATATAAATTTCTTAAACAACTGCAATGCTGCTAAAACAAGAACGATAAGAAACACCCATAGTAAGTAATTAGGTTGTTTACTTGCCTTTGCTTTTTGTACTTCTATTCTTGTTACTTGTCTTATAGTGTCTCTGTGTATTTTATATTCTATTCGTGTTTCTAACCTTGTCTTAGGCACAAAAACGTTCTCATAATGTACTATTGTGTCTTTACTGCTAAAGTATTTCTCATATACTAAAGTGTCGTGTCTGACTATAGGAATTGAATCAATTGTTGCTATTCGAATCGTGTCACTTGATATAATCGGTTTTAAGCCCTTTTTAAGTGCCTTCCTATAGTGATAGTTAGAAGAACAAGAAAACAGCGTTAGAACGCAAATAAGGCTATAAATTCGCATATTCTGCTTGGTCTTTGACTATGAACGAAGGACAACTTTTATTGGCATATTCGTTGTGACCGTGAATCGTCATATCTTTATTGTACTTGTAAATTAATTCGTGCATAAGATTTATAAGACTGTCTTTCTGTGCTTGTGTTCGTGTATCTTTCGCTTTTTTCATATCCTTAGACATACCTCCGACATAACAAATACCTATAGAACCTCTATTTTGACCACTACAATGTGCGCCTATTTTTGTTATTGGTCTACCTTTTTCAACTGTTCCGTCAATATGTATTAAGTAATGATAGCCAATGTCTGACCATCCTCTACCATTCACGTGCCACCTTCTAATGTCATCGACATCGTGATGCCTACCTTCGGGTGTAGCTGAGCAATGTAATATGATTTTATTTATCTTTCGCATTTATGTCTTTGAAGTCTTGCGTTACTTCTTTTGCTCTTGCAAACAAGTTCTTAAGTGATTTCCATATATCCGTACCATTTGCACTTTTTACGTTTTCGTTCATACTGATCACTTCAATGCTTACTAAAACTAAAGCTAATATTTTTGTCGTCAGAAGTTCTACGCTAAAAAATGTTAACACTATGTCGTTTAAAATGTAGTAGTCTATTAAGTAGAAAAGCATTACAGTAACTTCGTAAAGTAGAATCTTAGATATGATCGCACTAAGCTTTCTGGATGTTACTTTTGTTTTTAGCTTGTAAGATTTCCAAACACCTGTAAGCGTGTCTAAGATTACAGAAACACCGATTAAAATAAGTATGCCCGATATAGGCAAAAAGAAGCTGCTAACAATTGCGAATAGTTGCATAGAATAAGTTTGTAGTTTAGTTGTTAGCAATATTAACTGTGTTTTCATTGTTCTAGTTGTTCTACCAATTGGTAAGTTAAATAAATTATAAGAAAACACGCAATGCATCTTAAGTGAAAAGCATCAGTCCAAAACAAACTAAAGGCAGTTATATAACCTGCAATAAAATATAGTATAGCTAAAACTTTTGTGTGCATTATTCTTCTATTGGTGCAGACCATTCAACAGTACCCATAAGCGTAATTGCTTCAGCGTGTGTCATTGCTTGAATAATTGCTACAGTTCCATCTGTTATGAAAGTAGGTTCTGTATTCCACTTAATTATAAACTCCGTGCCGTCTATGCTTTTGCGAATCGTCTTTTTAGATGTTTCTCCGATTTGTGCAAAGTCAATTAAAGGCAAGTCTGCTATGTTAATTGTTGCGTATGTTTCTGCTATTTTATTCATTGTCTTTATGTTGGTACGTTAGTAATAAAGTTACCGCTTGACATATTAGTCATTGTGCCGTTGTTGCTTCCTTGATTGTCCGTTATTGTCGGGAATGTATCACCGTCTCCCATACGCCACCAAGAAACTAAGCCGCTTGTTCCTGTTAAATCGTTAGGCACACCGCTATTGTAGATTGTAGTTACTGCACTTGCCGAAAGTTCTACATTATATGCGCTTACCTCATCCATAGCACCGTTATAAGCTATGTTTGGATCATCATCTCTTGTTCCTAAGTTAAAAGGCAAAGAAACATTAGCAAATCTTGTTAGCGTTCCACTTGTGCTTGTTGTTACTGTTTCTTCACTTCCATTTTTGTATAGCTTCATTCCGCTAACGCTTTGTGATCCATCGTACGTCACAACGTAATGAGTCCAAGTTACGTTAGGTATTGAAACCGTTCCTTTGATAAAGAAGAATGCGTTGTTTGTACTGCGTAATCTAAAGAAAATTTTGTTGTCTTGTATAAACACTACATAACCATTGAAAGGCGAAGACGCCTCCGCTCTGCCTAAAATGCAAGTTGTGTCGCTATTTGTTGCCCTATTCAGCCAAAAAGAAAAGCTAAATGTATCGTCTCTTTCAAAGTTCAAACTTGCAACATCGCCCATTGTAACAAAGTCATCTGCTCCGTCAAAGTTTGTGCTTAGCGTATTTGTAAAGCTACTTGCGCCTGTAATATTGGTTTCGCCACTTGGTGAAAGCGTTTGTGACTTACCCCAATTTATAGTATTGTCAGTTGCACCTTGTCCCCAATCAATGCTATTTTGTTTTTGACCTTGTCCCCAATCGTTTGTAACCGCCATTTTTTTATGTTGTTATGTCGCCAAATAGATACCACGTATCTGTAGCCACTTTTAATATTGTTGCTTGTGCGTATTGTGCTGCAAGTTTAGTTTTACCACCACTTGAATTTACAGTAACTCCCGATGTTGGTGCTACTATTACTTGACCTGCACCACCCTGTAGAAGTTCTATTCGTGTTCCTATAGGAAATGCAGTACCACTATTTAAAGGTATTCTTGCATCTATTGTGCTTCCATTTGTAATTATCACGGTTTTATGTGCATCCGTCAAAACAAGGTTGTAAGTTGTAACCGTTTGCTCGTTTAAGGTACTATCTTTTAGTTGCGCTCCGTTAATCTTCTTAGATACAAAACCACCTGCACCATCACTTTCGGCAATAGCAAATTCATCTGTACTTGCTAAGTTGCTACTTTTTGCCGTTAGTTGGCTTATCCGTATTTCTGCCATAGTATTTTTTTAAATATAATTCTAAACGTTTAACGTTTTTTGCTTTTGGTTTGTACTTTAAAGAACCCATCCTGTAAAATTATTGTAAGTATTCGGGTACATATCGCTTCCGCTATTCGTGTTGTATTCGGGAAACAATGTACTATTCTGACAAATGTAGTCTATAAATCTTTCTTTGTAGTGATCGTAAGTCTTTCTTTCACGTTCTACTAAATAGTCTATTTCGTCTTTGCTTACTGTTTCGCTATTTTCTGCTCCGTGTTTATATACGCCTTTGTTGCCTATTGTAATAGCTGCAAAAGGCAAATACTCCAACATACTTGCGTGGATTAATGCGGGTTTAATGTATGTAACAAGAAGTGATAAATACGGATCTGCTAAAGTACCTGCAATTATTTCTGCTTGTATCTTTTCAAGAAGCTTTGTTCCTAACATACCTTGTATGTGTATGTCTTGTGCAATAGAAACGTATTGAATAAACTTATCTACGTCTACATTACCGTTTACAGAAGTAAACTTTACTACGTCATTTCGTGAAATTAATAATGCTTTCATATGTTATTGTCTTTTATTGCTTGGTAAAAAACCTCTGTCCTTCATATCTATAGGTCTTCTGTCTACTAAAACACTATTGTTTCTTATTGAATATCCGTATTTCCGTGCCTTTTCTATAGATACTGTCTTAGCTAAAGGTGACTTAACGTCTATACCTGTACCTTCAAAACTTACATAGATTTGCTTTTTCCAAAAGTGGTGACAGTTACCGCCACCTTTGTAAAGCCATATAGAATATGTGTTAGCACCTCTTGGCCCCCATCCGGGGTTTACTGCTTTCTTAGTCATCGCAAGAACGTCTTTCTTACGATAAATTTTGTTGGCTCTTAGCATAGCAAGGCAGAAAGGTCTTGTGTTTTTTTGTATGCCACCGTCATAAGTGTAGCGTGTCATAAACTTAACACCGTCTACTATTTGGTCTTGTTCACTTTTGGCGTTTGGTCTTGCAGTACCTGTAGAAACAAGATTCACTAACTTGTCTTTAAAGCTTAGTTTTACTTCTGAAGATAGTAATTCGTTTTCTTTGTCGTCTGTGTCGTAGTCTACTTCGTATTCATCAAGTAGCAGCCAATCTTCTTTAGGTTCTTCACCTAAGTCTATAAAGTCTT